TGCTAGTGATCGAGTGAATTTAATGTATGATGCTTTATTAGAAGATGAATTAGCTAAGTATGGACCACCAGATTGGTTAGTAGAGATGAGGGAAAAAGTACAAAGAATACCTGCTAAACTTAAATCCTTAATGGGAAGATTTGCTGATTAAACAGTAGCTATCAAGACTCTTAGTTCATCTTCAATTCTAGGTGCTGTAGATTTACAGTGATTAATAATTGCAGCTAGAGTATAAGAGTCATCATAACTTTTAAAAGTTTTTAAACCTTCTACTAATTTTTGGGGGTTTATCCATTCATGATCTATAACAATACAGTTATCTCTATTTAAGGATACAGTTAAAGAATACAAAGGGGAGGTTTCATCGCCTCCCCTTTTTTTATGCTCACTTGGATTTTTTATCATCTTTTTGAGATATAAAATCTGGACCAATATTTTTGTCAATACTCTTAAGACCAAACAAAAGATTAATTATTTGGAATACTTCTGCATAAGGTCTTGAGAATAAGTATTTAAGTATGTCTTGTCTTGATCTCTCAGCAAGAATAAAGTTTTTCTCATCCATTAAATATTTCTCCTGCTATACCTGCATACCCTGCCATGTCAACATAATTATCAACACTGCCTGTACCTAGTTGTGTTCTTGCAATCTTAAGTAAGATCATCATCAAAGCAACATCCTGAGGAGTTACTTCTCTTCTTAAATATGCACCCCATAATCTAGCTATGTTCTCATGGTTAGTTCTTTTACTACCATAAGTAATAGCTCGATCATCGGATACTATCTTAGCTGCTTGTTGCAGTAGTTCTGATGCGTTATTCATTTTCCGTACGTTCTCCTTATATCTTGAATACTATATTGTGAAAGATCATAAACACCTTTGTGTACATTATGTTTTACAACTAAACCTTTCCACCATAGTGGTAAAGTAGATTTAGCATAAGCCTCATAATGATCTAGATAACATCCTGCACATAATCCCATAATGTGTCTACCTGTTGGAGTTCCTCTCACAGCATGATCCCATGTATGAGAATGTCCTACTGTCGCTGACTGATAAGTTTTCTTGAGAAGCCCAGAAGCGATATGCTCTCCACTAATGGGCTTTCCCAAGACGCCAGAAGGAAAGTGATGGCAGTACAGTATCCCGTCTATTTCTACGGGTTTTTCGTATGGGTGATACTCCCACCCAAAGTCCTCAAATCCTATATCTCTTACTGACATTTTGCCATCTAGTTCAGGATTACTCTCGACAAATCTTGTTATTCGATGCTCGTGATTTCCACCTAACATTACCATACGTCTTTTCTTTTTACCATAGGCTTTGTTAAATCTTTCTAGAGCATCTTGAGCATGTATAATTTCTTTTTGATATCTTCTATTTTCAAAAGACATTGTTCCTCTATCAAAGTGAGATAGTGAATCCATATTCACCCAGTCACCTAAGCATATGATAACATCGGGATCAACATCTTTAGCCAACTTACCTGCCCATGTAAATCTATCATTGGATACACCAACTTTACAATGAGGATCAGGTATTACTAAATGTTTCTTCATTAATGAAGTCCTTTCCTTATGTTCTTAAAAAACTCTTTGATATCGATAACTTTACCAGAGTGTTTTTTATCGTGTTCCTTCTCTCTTGCTTCTTCTTCCATGTATTTAACACCTTCAGAAAAAGTAAGTTCAGGATTTTCTACAGCTAGTCTTACCATTCCTCTAGCTATTGTACAACACATATAGTATTGTTCGTCATTCAGAGATTCATCTTTGTCCTCTGTGATAACACAAGAAAATCCTGTGTCGGTGGGATCAATAGATATATTGACTGATGGTACAAAGGTCATTCTTTTTCTAGGCATTATCTTCTACCTTTGGATTTAAGATTTCTGTATACCATAACCACTTTGGATTTTTAGCTTGTGATTGTTGCTGAGGTGCATACTTTAAACCATCTCCCCAACAGGCTTTTTTGTAAGGGCAGTAACTACAAGTTCTACCTAATACTTTATTTCCTGTAGGTCTTTTGTTAAAGTATTCGTTTTCATCCTCAAAACACCTTTTAAACTTCTTATTAGAATTAACAGCATGGATTGATTCTTTTGCCTTATCGATAGCTTCTTTTTCATAAACATCACTTATCAAAGGAGTTTCGGTGACAGTCCATTCTCCTGTAGATTTATTAATAGCAATCCAACCACCAAACTTAGAGTCATCAGCCTTTGCGTAGAGGAAGCCTTGTGCAACATAGCCAAACGCATCATCTTGATATATAGCATCAAACCCACCATTCTCACCAAACTTATTATCAAAAGAATACTGAGATGTACTTTTAATATCCCATATCTTATCTTCAATCTTAACATCAAACTGCCCCTCTACTGAATCCCCATTAAATTTATACTTAACTCTTTTTTGTTCAGCTTGGATTTCAATACCTGCAGCACTCATTACTGCAACAGCAGCAGCCTCTATGAGATCACCAAATAGATTTCTCATCTTAGCATGGTAAGGCATACCCTCACCCTTGATACCCCTTTTTTCCATTTGAAGTTGACATAAAGGTCTACCGATGTTGCTCATCCTTACTCTGAATGAAGGATCTCTTTTATCTGTAAACTGTTTCTTAAAAGCCTGAACACAGTCTTTTCCAAACTTTTCTATAATAGCATCAGATATCTTGACAGAACCTTTGTTAGACTCTGCCAAGAACATCTGAACTCTATTGAGAATAGAAGAACTCATTAGTTAGCGAATGCTTCCTCTGGATCAATACTCTCAACAGTTTTCATCACCTTTTCAGATACTTGATCTGCTTTGGCTGATGATTGTGCTTTCTTCCAAGATTCAACTACTTTTTTATTTTCATCATCGATGAGTTGAGAGAACATCTCCATTGTTTGTAGGTCTTGTTTAGAAAACGCAATTTCTTTATCTTCAACATTTAATACGGGTGTGTACCAAACTGTCGAACCATTCTTTTGTCTTTTGCCACCCATTCGTAAGTGTACATTCTGCATTAATTTACCACGATTTTTAATCGATTGAATAACATCGCCAACAGGCTTAAAGCTAGTACCACTAACTCGCCATAACACAGGTACGTTTTTAACCTCTGCAGGTTCACCTTCAGCAGTTGTAGCATCCATAGTTAATAGACCATAAACCAATCGATAGCACTTAATATTCTTTTGTAATTCAATTTCTGCATCAGAAAGATTGTCTTTGTCTTTACCAATAACCTTACCACAACGTACTCCACCTTTTGTATCTAAAGGTTCATCTTTCCATGATTTAAAGATGACTGAAGTATGAGGATAATTATTTTCCTCTGGATCATATTCCATATATTGATAGGAATTGATAAAAGGTCTAAATAAAGTTTTACCTTCTTTAGTACCATAGACTCTTGATTCAGAGTCAGGATTGTAGATTGTATAAACACCAGAAGGTAGCGTATTACCGTTATCATCCTCAGCGTCTTTATTAATTGATAGTCGAGGTAATGTATTACCCCCACTTGACGAGTCGTCATCTTGACCAGTCAGTTTCATTATTTGCTCTTTACTGAGCGTTTCGTAGTTAGATAATTCTGTACTCATAAATTAGTACTCCTTTCCGTTATTATAAAACTTATCCACAGCTTTGTCAATAGGTAATATCATACGCCCACACCCTCGCCATATGACTTCGTTAGCCTACGATTTGAGAACACTTCCTGCATAGTAATTCTAATACCCATCAAGCTAACCCCATGTCCAACCAATTATTACCTATCTTTACTTCTACATCTAAAGGTACATTGAAGTCAATGTCATATACATCTTTTAATGATTTGACTACATCTAACGCACCTCTAGTGCAAATCTCTTTCATTATCTGTTCTTCTCCCGGATATACATCCACAACAATAGAATCATGAACAGTATTAATCAATAAACTTTTTACATTCTTTTGTTCCATTAGAACATCTACGTTGATACAAGCCATAGGCACAATATCAGCAGTAGCAAAACCTTGTACAGGGTAGTTCTTTATTTGCGTACCATAGCTAGAACCACCCCACTCTTGCCTTTTTGCATAAGGAAAAGTATATTCACGACCAGTTGGTAACCCTACAATTTTAGTTTTGATAGCTTTATTCTGTAATACTTCATGCCATTTAGCTATATCTTTATACTTCTCTAAAAATGTTTTGTAATATCTTCGCTCATCCTCTGTGCCAGACATACCTCCATAGAGAGGCTTGAAGGTATGTGCCTTGGCTTCCTGTCTAGATACTCCGATAATATCGGCAGTAAATTGGTGTACATCTACACCATCTTCAATATCTTTCATTCCCTGTTTATCTTGTGCTAAGAATACAGCAGTTCTAAATTCTAACTGCGCAAAGTCTACTTCCATGATATGCCCTTGATCCCATCTAGATCGAATAACTTTTCTGATAGGGAATGTAGCTCCTCTAGGTTGGTTTTGGAAGTTTGGGTCTTGGCTAGATAATCTGCCTGTTTTAGTTCTATGTTGTAGAAATCTGGGGTAGAGCATACCTGTATCTCTAGTATACCGTTTTAAGCCATTTACAAACGATTTTAGATAGGTTTCTAAGGCACTGTGACGGATTACCTTCCGTAAAAATTCTATGAGTTTCTCGTTGCTTGTAGTCCTTAGTATCTTTTCTAAAGTATCCTTATCTGTCTTAAATCCACCTGATGATACATCGGATACACTTTTTGGGCTAATATTAAATCCTGCAGGTTGTTTTAAGTTTTTATACAATACACCTACACCTACACACTTAGAGCATTTAGTTCTTTTGACATAAGGTTCTTTATTTTTCTTGTACTTCTGTATCGTACCCACACCCTCGCAAGTATCACATTGTTCAGCTTTAGTTTTATAAAGTGGATGTGTGTGTTCCATTATTAGTTTCTGGAATTGATTTTTAGTATAGCGAGGGCGTTTCTTAGATTTCTTTGTATCTTTATCTGTTCCTATATTAAATATCTCTGACCATTCAGATTTATCTATAGGGCGTACACCATACAGCAACCAAGATAATTGTTCTGAACTAGAAGGATTAATCTGTGTATCTCCCATTTGTTGCCATATGATTTCATCAATATCTTTTTTCACTAAATCTAGTTCATCTTGAAATTGTTTTTCTAAATCTTCTAACTGTGTTGAATCTATTTTGATACCATTCGATTCCATTTTAATTAATGTTTTACAAAACTCATTAACCATTTTTACAGTGCTGATCAATGAAGCATTCTTAACATTTTTAAAGTCTTGCATTTGTGATTTAAATAAACTACGAGTAACTGCTACGTCTTGCCTACCATATTCTTCTACAATTTGTATAGGTATATATTCAAAACTAATATTCTTTTCCATATACTCATCAACAATGTCTGACTTCTCTGATATCTTTCTACGTAAACAGCAATCTTTTAATGCAAATCCTTTAGGAAAGTGTCGAGCTAAAATATATTCAGCCAACATAGTATCATATACTTTTCCTGTATAAGTAAACCCTGCTTCGTACAACCACATCAGGTCAAACTTAATATTGTGAGCAACAAGCAGTGTCGTTTTGTCTAGAATGTCTTGTATTTTTTCTTTTAGATTTGGATCTTGTTCAAACTTCTCGGTATGATATAGAAAAAAGTATTCTTCATTGATACCAATACTAACAATCCTATTCAAAGGATTTTTAGGTGACGCATCTTTCTTTCCTTCTTTGTCTAACTGAAACGTAGTTTCTATATCAAATACTGTTATCATACATCATACCTCGAAAGTTCTGGGATTATTGTACATGGAATAACCCCATGCCAACCTGACATTTTGTTTTTACTGACTGCAATACTTCTTAAGTTTTCATCAGTATCCAACAAGTTTCTATATCCTATACCTAAGATCAAATCAGCTTCGGCAGCTTTGCCTGTCTTACTATTTTCCATCATATCAAAGGATATGTCAAGTTTACCAGATGCCTCTGCAGATGCCTGTGATATCGCTAGGATACAACAATCTCTGCGTTTCGCTATCTCTCTAGCACCTGTGTAGATAGCTCGTAACTTTTCATCTGTTCGTGCAAAGTTTCCACTTACATGAACTTTATCTAACTGATCAATAACTAAGATATCAGGTTTAGTTTCGGCAGCCAAAGAATCTACCTTATCTAAATTCCAATCTACTGTATCAGCTATGTGAATATTATCTTTTATCTCTGACCATTTTTTAGCAGCAACCTCAGGTTCTTTCTCAATATCGTGTAATGTCATGCCTGTAAAAGCGTTGATAATCCTCATTTTTGTACGATATCCTGATTCTTCATTGACAAGGGCTACAACTTTTGCCCCTTGGTGGGCGAATCCGTTTTCATTAGCAACCAAACTAACCCAGAAAGCAGTCTTACCACTCTCAGGTCTAGCAAAGACTACAACAAGATTGCCCGGACCCACACCACCAACATGCTCAGCTAAAGAC